GACCTTAAACCAGCCAAAGCATCACTTGCTCGTCCTCTTGCTATTGCTGCATCATCGGACGCTGATCCAATCAAGGCTTTGGTTAGATTACCAATACCAGCAGATAGAGCTGGGTCTAGTGCGTAGGGGTTATATCGTGTAGCCATTATTTTTTCAATCCATAAGCTGTGCCTACACGACCACCAGCCATAAGAAGTTGTGCTATTGGACTGTAGGCTTGTCTATTTGCTGATTCCAGCTCTGTTCCCAGAACACTAGAGTCACCTTTCATAAAGTTACCCATCATCTGAGAGGTCAATCCACTACTTGTAAGCTGTGGGCTTATTTTATCCGATAAGAACGTACCAAATGAGTTTAACTTTGCTAAGTTTTGGTTGTCTTGCGCGATCCGAGTTAAGGCTTTATTAAGCTCCATTTTATTTGTATCGGCAATAAGTTGTGGAACTCCAGCACCAGAAGATGTAGGAACAGCGTTTCTGTTGGTCACATCTCCATACAAAGCAGTCAAGCGTTCAGTTTGCTTGTTCATTCCAGGATTAAATTGATCTTGACCAAACATATTAGTAGATTGATCTATTGCTGTTCTGGCTTCTTGTTCTTTTGCCATTCGCCTTTGTGTATCAGCATCTATAAATGCCTTTCTTGACTCACTCATTCTATTTGCTGCTTGCCCTTGCATCATCGCACCGACACCTTGAGCTGCTGCACTTGCTATTAATACTGGATCACACATTATGATATTACCTTTGTTGCACTGCCTTGATAGGGGGTTTGTATACCCAAACTAGAGAAGGGATTAGCCTGACCCATCATTGTTTGGGAAACTGGACTTGGTGTTCCAGCAAACGTAGCTACTGGATCTGCCGTAGCTGTTTCTGGGACTTTATTAAAATCAGCAAAGAAATCCATGTTTGTCTTGGTATTTGGACTCTTTAGCTTATTAACTCGGCCTGCCACATCAAAATTTTCTATAGCTGACGTTTGTTGATTTATACTATCTAAATCTGTTGCTCCTCCAGCTAATCCAGAAAGTTGATCGCTTAACTTTTGCCTTTCTTTGCTTACCTGGTCACGTTGCGCTGTAGTGTAAGTAAGAGCATTGTCTTTTAGTCTTTGTTCTTCGATTGCCTTCTGAGCATCAAGACCAGACATTTGAGAGGTAAGATCGGCTGACGACATTATACCAGCACTCTTAAATCCATCGTATATACCTCTCACAGCGTCATCATAAGCCGTAGACAATAACGGAGTATTAAAATCTGAGAAACTTCTGCCAAGATCATCAAAATAATCATCGTTAAAACTTGCAAAAGCCTTTGCAAGCTCAGATTGTTTGTTCGCTAGTGCGTTTGCTCTTGCTGATCTTGCTTGGTCTATCTCCGACATAGGTGTATTGTCATCTCTGCTACCAGTCATACTTGGATTAAAAGTTGGAGTACCTAGAATATCCTCTCTACTTGGTGTTTCCATAGAACCTAAAACTTGACCATAATTACCACCAACATTATTAAGATTCATATTGTAACCAGCATTAGGGTTGTAATCTGGATTACCAACATACTCAATTTGATCTAATCCAAACAAACCTTTTACTGGTGTTGCTACTCCTTTGATTTCCCCATTATCAAAGATTGGTTGCCCACCTTGCGCGATAGCTTCAATCATATTGTTTCTATTGTTTCTGTTTATTTGAGCAATGTAGCCACTAGGACTAAAAGGATTGAGTTGTGCGAGTGCTCTATCAACAGCAGAATCGCTGTTATTTATTGCTGCAATTTGAGCATCTTGCCTATCGTTTTGTCTTTGCAACTGCTCAACACCACTAGATTGTTCCGTTTCAGTTGGAGAACTATAATCTATAGTAGCTGGTGTAGATGGATTAGAACTATCACTACTCATTAGTGTACTCCCTCACTTTCTATTACGTTTCGGTTAAGCAATACTACGCTACTTACTCTGTCATTTTGCAATGAGCGTCTAAAAAATACTCGTCTGCCAGGGTACTTATCGCCAACTTCTTTAGCTGTTTCACGACACATCTTATTGCCACCTCCAAATGGAGCAATAACATCCATAACCCATAAATTTCCTTGATCTGGTCTGGTTGACCAATCATCCCAGTCTATTAACCCAGATCTATTTAGATATTTTGTTTCTGTTCTTGGATTTAAAAACGTGTAGCTTATAAAACCAATCATATCGCCATCAGTTTTGTTATAAAAAACATGGCATTTTTGCTTAATTAGTGCTGGTAATACAAGCCTATCGATATGATCCATAGTGTAATGTCTATGCGCTTTACTGCACATCATTAGCTTTACAACTTCACCAACAGCTTGATAAAGAAGAGGGTAGGGGTAATCTTCACTTATTTTTTCTTGAGGTATCATTAATTAACTACCTTTGAAGAGTTTGATGTTCCAAATAATCCAGTAGGAAACTTTGCCATTTGTCTTTTTTCTAAGTCTGCTTGTGTAGCAAGACCTTCAGTTGCGCCTACAAACAACGCACCCAATGGAGAATATGGTGGTAATTCTGTTAGTGCTAACGCTCTATTGGCTGCATTTGCCGCTATCAAAGCTGGATCAGCAAGTGACATATTCTGGCTCTGCAAGTCTGCTTTAGACGCTTCTATGGATTTTCTTGCACCAGATCCATATTCTTTTGCTTTATCTGCTACACCTCTGGCTTGTATTCCGTATTGCTTTTGTAAATCAGCAAATTTTCTAGCGCGAGCTGAACTGTTTAATAAGTTAGATCGCGCTAGTGCTAGCGTTAAATCGCTTACTGCATCATTGTATTGATCGTCTAATTGTGGAGTAGCGTAATCTAAATATGACTTTTCTCTGCCAGCAAAGAATTTGTCGTCAAAACCACTAAACGCATCGTCTATTTTCTTTCTGCCTTTTCTTATTCTGCCTTGCCGAGCTTCTTCTTCTGCCCTTTGTCGAGCAGCTTCATCTCTCATTGCTCCAGCACCACCATCACCAAAACACATTACACAATCTCTCCTTTTTGCCATTTCAAAGATCCTGGCTTTTGATTTTCTCTTACATAAGAAAAAGTGTAGAAATTTTCTTTATTTCTTCCATATCCAGGTATTTTTCTTTCTTTCTTCAATCCGATAAACTCCAGCCATTTGTGTACTTGTTCGTATCCCTCAATAGATTGGCACTCAACCCTATGAGCTTTTGCGCTATCTAATGCTGGTATTATATCCCGAATAATTGTCTTTGTCAGAAAGCCACCAACCTTTTTTATTTTATCTGTTGCAAACATTCCCAAAGTCCAAACACCTGGGCGCATTGGTATATATGACAATATGGCAATAGGATCATCAGCATAAAAACAATAGACGTTATCGTGATCGGAAAGACCATTCACTAAAAAAGTTGCTAACTGAGTTCTGTCTTCTGCCCACGATACACACACTATCTCATCATAATCACGACTTCTCATGTTCATTGCCACATAATGTATATCCTCTGGTGTTGCTTTTCTAAACATTATCCAGACTCACTTTCATTGAAATGGATTGCAAGATTGCCAATCTTTGCTGTTCCAGTAGAAGAACACGTTAAACGTGGAGCAATATGCGTTGAATAACCAATGATTGTTGCTCGACCCTGACCATACGTTGTATTCGCAACAGTACCAACGTCTTGCAAAACTGTTATATCTTGTGGATCTGTAGCTATAGATATATCCCAAGTATTCTCACAAGTAAGATCTAAAGATGTAAAATCTTTGAAAGAAGCTGGTCTTCCAGCGTCAAGAAATGGCATTTGAACTGTAACTGTAGAGTTATCATACGTTGTTCCGTTAGTTCCTCCCAAAGAAAACAACTTATTACCACTTCTGCATAGTATCTGTGATCCGTCAAATGCCCATTTATCTATAGTAAAACCAGGCTCATAGATAGACCAAGCACTTACTTTAGAGCTAGGAAAATAGCTAAATACATACACTTTGCTTCCTATTGCTAACAAGTATCGACCATCTTTAGGCTCGTGTATTGCAGTTCCTTTTCGCGCATTAAGTATATTTGACGTAATTTCTGCTACTACCAAATCGTCTATTGGGTTTCCAATATCGCCTACAAAAGCAGCGTTAGAAGAATCTCTTGCTCTTAGACTTCTAATTCCAGATTTAGAAAGATAAAAAACATCATTGTCCCCAAACTCTATTACGCTATCTGGTGCAATCGTCCCGGTATTATTTAAAACTTGTATTTGTTGGTTTTTTGTTTCATCGGCATCTACAAACCAGATCTGTATGGCTTGTTCAGCAAGTACAGC